ACCGAGGTCATCGGCACGATGGACCAGAGCCTCGGCATCAGCCGTTCGCTTGCTGCCGCTGTGATCCTGCTCGCTGACAATCTGGAGTATCTTGTCGGTGGCGTGATCGCTGCGACTGCTGCATTCGCCGCATTCAAGTTCACTGGCTGGATTGCAGCTATCGTTGCAGTCATCCAGAAGAATCGTGAACTCGCTGCTGCTGTTGCTGCCGGTGATGCTGTTCTGCTCACCTCTGTTGAGATTGAACGAGCCAAGGCTGCATCCGCTCTTCAAATGGCATCTGCGACTGCTGCTCAGGCCGCTGCGAAGGTTCGTGACATTCAGCTTGACGTTGCTCAGCTACAGACTCAGCGAGCCTTGCTGCTTCAGCAACAGGCCAGCATCAAGATCGATGTTCAACGTCGCACGGCTCGTGATGCTCTCACTGGCCGGTTCATCGCATACAATGCAGCGGTCGCTCAGAATATTCGGACGAACATTGCTCTCCAGAGGACGGAGACTGCGCTGCTCGCCAGCAAGGGCGCACTAACTCAGGCCACAGTGGCTCAGACGGCTGCTACGACGGCTCTGAGCGCCGCTCAGGGCAGGGCGGCGGTGGCAGGGGCGGCGGCTAACACCTGGACGGCTCGCCTCGGTCGCGCTTTCCCCGGTCTCACAGCAAGTGTCGGCACAGCGGGTCGCGCACTCGGCGGTCTCGCTCGCGTCGCTCTGGCTCATCCCATTGCAGCGATCGTTGCAGCGGTCGTCGCGGCTGGCGTGGCTCTGGTTATGTTCTCCGACAAGATCGGTGTGGCTGACGATGGTCTCGTCACGCTGCGCGATGTCGGTATCGCAACGTTCCAGCTGATCAAGGAAGCCATCGCTCCCGTTGGGCAGTTCCTGGTCGATGTGTTCCGCCCAGCGATTGAATGGGTCGTGAAGGCTTGGAACTGGCTCGTTGAGAAGGTTAAGGAAGCGATGATGTTCATCCTGAACGTCGTCAAATCCTACATCAACTTCCAGATTGGGCTCTGGGACGGCCTCATCAGCAGCGTCATCAAAGCATGGGATCTTTTCCCTGCTGCATTCAAAGATATCCTGATCATCGCTTACAACAGCATGATCCAGTTCGTTGAGGATTCTGTCAACGGCTTCATCGAAGGTTTCCTCTCGCTCCCTGAACGTGCGAAGGAAGTCTTTGAAGCCGTAGCGAACTTCGGTCGGGACGCTCTCAACTATATCGTGGAAGCCTTCCGCGCTCTTCCTGGTGCGATCGCTGACTTGGCTGACAGGGCGGCAACGTTCCTGAAGAACAAGTTCGTTGAAGCGATCAACTATGTTGTTGATCTGCTGAACAAACTCCCTGGGATCGCGATTGACGCGTTCGGTGAGGTCGGGACGGCGGTTGAGGATGCGTTCACTCTTCCCCCTCCGCCTGACTTCAGCCAATATGTGAACGAAGGCCGCTTGGATCTCTCCTCGCTGAAGCTGGAGACGACTGGTGCTGCCCGTGAAGTAGGCCAGATCTTCAGTGAAGAATTCGCTCGCTCGCTCAACACTGACTACATTGGCGACGCTTGGAACGCTGTCCTTGAGAGGGCTCGCCAGCTTGCTGCTGAACGGACCGCTGCTGTCGCTGGTGGTGAAGGTGGGACTCCTCCTCCTGGTGGTGATAGCGGGAGCGGCAAGGGCAAGTCCTTCGCTGAGATCATCCAAGAGCTCACGATGGCGAATGAGCTTCTGCGTGTGAACGCTGCTGAGCGTGATAAGCTCCAGGCAATCATTCGTATTGAAGAACAGATGAAGCGCTCGCTCACTGAAACTGAGCGTGAGCTGGTTCGTGCTCTACTTGACGAAAACGAAGTCCTGACGAAGGCGGCTGAGATCTACGAAGAGATCAAGGGTCCGCTCTACAACTATCGTCTGGAACTGGAAGCTCTCAATGAGCTGCTCCGTCAGGGTCGCATCAATCAGGACGAGTTCACTAATGCCGTCAGGAGCTCTCGCATTGAGTTCCTGAATACACAGACGGACATGGCTTCCGGCTTCGAACGAGGTTTCCTGAAGATCCTTGAAAAGACTGCTGACTACGCGAAGCAGACTGAGGACATCATCACGAAGGCGTTCGATGGTATGTCTCAAGCGATTGCTGATCTTGTGGTTGATGGTGAAGCGGACTTTGGCTCGCTCATCAAGAGCATCAACAAGATGATCATTCAGCTTGTGATGTCCCAAGCCTTCCAGCAACTCTTCGGCGGATTCGGCGGAACCGGCATCGCAGGATCTGGTGGGAATATGTTCTCTGGGCTATTCCAGGGGATCAAGGGTCTGTTCGGGTTCCAGGACGGCGGTCAATTCCGTGTCGGTGGTGGCATGGGCTTCGCTCCTATTCCGAATGGCGGGAACGATAATCGCCTCGTGGCGTTCAGAGCCCAAGATGGGGAGACGGTCACTGTCACACCAAAGGGTCAGCAACCAGGAGGAGGCGGGAACCAGAACGTCGTCGTGAACTTTAACATCACGACTCCTAATGTTGAGAGCTTCCGTCAATCCGAGAGCCAGCTCGCAGCCAAGGCGGCTCGTTTGATCTCGCAAGGTCGGAGGAATATGTAATGGCGTTTCATGAGGTCCAGTTCCCGACAGGTATCTCCAAAGGCTCATCCGGTGGACCAAGCCGGATGACGGACATTGTGACGCTGCGTTCTGGCTTCGAGCAGAGGAACAGCATCTGGAACCATTCTCGTCGTCGCTATAATGCTGGTCTCGGTCTGCAAGACATCAAGAACCTGTATGAAGCGATCGAGTTCTTTGAAGCTCGTCGTGGTCGTCTGCATGGTTTTCGGTGGAAGGATTGGGCGGACTACAAGTCCGGTGATCCGCTCTCTGCAACGACGACCAACGATGTTCAGCTCGGTGTTGGAGATGGCAGCGAAACAGAGTTTCAGCTCTTCAAGACTTATGGTGATAGTGCTGGTTCCTACACTCGCACGATCAGGAAACCTGTCGCTGGAACTGTGAAAGTCGCACTCAACGGTTCGGCACAGAACGAAGGGACTGACTTCGCCGTAAATTCGACGACTGGAATTCTCACATTTACCAATCCTCCGGGAAACGCGGTTGTCGTGACTGCTGGCTTCGAGTTCGATGTCCCTGTCCGTTTCGATCAAGATCAGATTATTGTGAACATCGAGCAGTTCAACGCTGGTGCTGTTCCTGATATTGAAGTGTTGGAGATTCGGATATGAAGTCTCTCCCACTTGGTCTTCAGACATTCCTTAACAGCGGTGAGACCACGATGGCTCACTGCTGGAAGGTCACTCGCACTGATGGTCAAGTTCAGGGATTCACTGAACATGATGAGGACCTGACTTTCGGTGGGACGACGTTCCTGGCCGCTTCTGGTTTCACTGCGAGCCAGATCGAGTCCTCCCTTGGGCTTTCGGTCGACAACCTCAATGCGGAAGGCGCTCTTGACAGCGACACGATCAATGAGGATGATCTTGCAGCGGGTCGCTATGACGATGCTCTGGTGGAACTCTTCTGGGTCAACTGGATGGACGTCAGTCAGCGCATTCTGCTCAGCAAGGGCAATATCGGTCAGGTGAAGCGTGGGGAGCTTGCCTTCAGTGCTGAGCTCCGCTCCCAGACGAATAGGCTCCAGCAACGGACAGGCCGCTCCTATCAGCGCACCTGCGACGCCATCCTCGGTGATGGTCGCTGCAAGTTCAACATCGCCACGGTGACGTCCACTGGCACGGTGACGAACATCGAAGACAATCGTCGCATGGCTGTCTCTGGCTTGTCCAACAATGTTGAGGGATTCTACGCGTCTGGAGTCCTCACCTTCACCTCAGGAGCCAACGACGGGCTGAAGTTCGAAGTCAAGTCTCACTCTCCAAGCGCCATTGCATTGTGGGAGAAGCCTCCGTTCTTGATTGGTGTTGGTGATACCTTCAGCGTCATCGCAGGCTGCGACAAGAGCATACAGACCTGTCATTCAAAGTTCAGCAATAGTATTAACTTCCAAGGGTTCAATCTGATCCCAGGCAATGACTATCTCACTCGCTATGCTTCCCGTGATGGTAGTCAGCGCGGAGGGAGTATCTTCAATGACTAAGAGAAAACAGATTGTAGAAATCACCCGATCCTGGATCGGCACTCCTTATCATCACCAGGAGAGTCTCAAGGGCGAAGGGTGTGACTGCCTCGGCCTTCTGCGTGGAGTATGGCGCGAATTCTATGGCTCAGACAACCCTGAGCCGATGCCGAACTATTCGCCGTCTTGGGGCGATCACCGGATTGACGATCCTCTCATGCAAGTCGCTGAGAAGTATTTCGTCCGTGTGAAGGAGCCCAAGGAGGGTGATGTCCTGCTCTTCAGGATGCGCCGAGGGATGGCCGTGAAGCATTGCTCCATCGTCTCCTCTCCTGGGCTGATGATCCACGCCTATACGAACCATGAAGTTCGTGAAGATGAAATCACCGAATGGTGGCAGAAGAAGCTGGTCGGCGTTTTCAAGTTCAAGGGAGTCCGTTAGATGGTAGCTCTTGTCCTCACTGCTGCTGTCAGCTCCATGGGTCTGTCTGGCTTCGGCCTATTCGCAGCTTCGCTTGCGGCTGGCGCGATCGGCTCGTTCATTGACAACCGCTTGTTCGGCACGACTTCCAACGTTCAGCAAGAAGGGCCTCGTCTCACTGAAATGCAGCTCTCAACGGCGACTGAGGGTCAGCCGATCAAGAGACTGTATGGTCGTGCTCGTATCGGCGGGAACATGATCTGGGTGACGAACTTCCGCGAGGT